ACGTTTTTAGACCTTACTGATATGATTAAAAACGATATTATATACGCTCTAACAGACCTATACTTTGATGTAGGAATTTTAGACGAGGATTTTGATTACATTGTTCTTGAAATCAATTCATTTAAAGATGATATTGAGGAAATCACCTCAGTAATTGAATATTACGGTGGTAAGGTTTGGCAACCTCAATACAACGGGGAGGCTTGGATAATTGAGGTAGAGGTATGAGTATAATTAGACGCATTTGGGATGTATACACTAATTCTGCACAGGAAGAATTATTGTTAATGTTAGAAGAATTTGCATTTGACTATAGTTTTGACGATAGGTTTTTGTCAGCAATAGGTCAAATGGAAGATGCCATATTTGATATGGACTATGAGAGGCTAAGACTTTTGTTTGAAAAGTTTGCGCCTAAACTAATTAGTAACGTAGATATGCAACTATTCTACGAAATAATAGACGAAGCTGATTACGGTTTTTAAAAAAATAAAATGGATTTATTAGACATTATTTTAAACGGTTTGGAAGACTTTGGATTTGATTACATTGACTTTCAAGAAAACAATTCATATATAGTTGTTCAGGTTGACGCTCGTTCTAACGAAGTTGAAGACGTAATGAATAGGGTAGATACAGCCTTGTTTGATGCAACAGACAACCTATATGACATTAGCGGTACGTACACTAACGGTTACGTAGAAATTGAAATTTATAAAGGCTAATTAAACACTATTATATATATAAGTATGAGAAAGAAATATAATTTCGAAGAAGTTGTTGAAGAAGAAAAAGTCGAAGAAACAACTGAAGTAGTCGAATCAGCTCCAGATTCGCATGAAGCATTTGTTAACATTTTAGTAGATATGGGGCTATCTGCTGAACAAGCTGAGGCGGTACACCAAATGGCTATGGATTTAATCGAAGCAGGTGACGCTGAAGTAACTGAAGAAGTAACTGAAGAAGTGAAAGAAGAAGAAAAAATTGAAATGTCAAGACGCTCTCGTAGAGGTATGCGTAGAGGCAAGAAAAAGCGTTATGGAAAGTCACGTAGAGAAATGAGCGCAGAAGAATTAAGCGACAGAAAGATTGCTCGTCTACGCAGACAGAACATACAGTTGCGCAAGCAACTAAGAGAGTTTGGTGCTTCGCCTGCTACCAAACCGCTTCGTAATGCACCACATGGTGAAATTGCAGAAGACAACAATACTCAGTTGGGTAAAGTTACAGCGCAGGCTTTTAACATGATTAATAAATCTTTAAACAAGTAAAATGAGCTATTCACGTTCACTACGTAGACGTAGAGATTTTGCTGTAGGTGAAGGACCAACAGTAAACCCTACAACTACTTACGCAGGGGTACACGCAGCACCATTTGTTGCGCCTGCACTAAAGTTAGCTGAAACGCTAACAAAAAACTTTGTACGTCAAATTGATGGTATTCAAAACAAAGCAGTAATTTCTAGCTTTAGCTCTACAGGAGTAATTCAAGCTGCTAACTGTGATTACAACGACAACGATTCGTTAACTTTAGGCGAAAGAGTATTGACTCTTACAGACCTTGCAGTTATGGAGTCACTATGTCGTGGCACGCTATTACCTACATGGGCAGGTATGACAGGTGCGAGAGAAACTATGACAGCAGGATCGCCTGAGTTTGTAAACTTCTCTATGGCAACTGTAGCAGGTTACGCAGCACAAGGTGTAGAAGAAGCTATTTGGAAAGGTGGCACTTCGGGTAACGTAGTAGGTTTCCTTTCTACTAGCGGTACTTTTGACAACGCAGGCTACGATAACTCTATTATTGAGTCAGCAGGAGTACACCAAAAGACTGTTACAGCAGGTGGTTTCAATGTAGATAAAATTATTCAAACTGACGGAGCATTTCATGAAGTTTACAATGATGCGCTAGCGTCTTGTCCTGCTATTCTTAACCGTCCTGATATTGCTTTTTATTGCTCGCCAAAGACAGCAGGTAATTACATGACTGCTTTAGCTATTTCAGGTTCATTCCAAGGTGTGAATATGCAGTCTACAAACCAAGCGTTTGACACCCTGCAATACTTAGGTATTCCAATTAACGTGTGTCCTGGTTTCCCTGATGACGGACTATTATTGACTTACCAAGAAAATCTAGTAGTAGGTTCTAACTTAAATACTGACTACACTACAGCGCAATACATTGACGCATGGCAGTATGATGGATCAGACCAAGTTAAAATTGTTATGCGCTTTGGACTAGGTATGCAAGTTGGAATACCAACTGATATTGTATTTGGTGCATACGCTGCAATTTTTGCTTAATTGTTAACCCTTAAAATTATAGTAATATGGCTTGTGATTTAAGTTCAGGTAGAATAGTAGGTTGTAAAGATGCCATTGGTGGTATTGTTCGTGTATATATGGGCAATTTCAAAGACATGGTAAATAACTCAACTTTTACTGCTTCTGCTTCTAACGTAGTTTCTGCTATTGAAGGTCAGACATTCTACGTATTTGACGTTAGACCTGAAACGTCAAGCCTTACTGTTAATTTTCAGGCTAACGCTGCAAACGGTACTACGTTTTTTGAGCAAAACTTATCTTTAGTTTTTCAAAAACTAGACGCTACAGATTTAGCTGATATTAGAATTTTATGTCAAGGACGACCTAATATTTGGGTTGAAACACAAGAAAAAGATTCTAACGGTGTACCTGTAGTCTACTTAGTAGGTGCAGAATTTGGTATGAATGTTACAGGAGGTAACGCAACAACAGGAACAGCAATGGGTGACATGAATGGCTACACAATCGAGCTGCAAGGCAAAGAGCGTGAAGTTATGTATGAAGCTACACCTGGTACAGTAGGCGATGTATTAGTTAATGTAACAGGAGTTTCTATTACGCCTAACTAATAACCTTGTTGATAATATAAAAAGAAAGGGGTGGCTTTGCGGTCACTCCTTTTTTAATTTACACTAAATGACTAGACCTAGATTATCAGGCAATCGTTTAAAAGCGTTTAATCATATTACAAGTGACGAAGAACGCATTTTAGTAATAGGTGATTTACATTGCCCTTTTGATCACCCTAGATACCTAGCACACGCTAAGGACACTTACGGCAAGTATAATTGCAATCGTGTAGTTTTTATAGGTGATATAATTGACTCGCACGCTAGCTCATACCATGAGAGCAATCCTGACGGACTCAGCGCAGGTAATGAATTGCTACTAGCTAAAAAGCACGTTGCTAAATGGTATAAGGCATTTCCTGATGCTGACGTTATTATAGGCAATCATGATAGGATCGTAGCACGAAAGGCATTTAGTGCAGGCATACCTAAAGAATGGATAAAAAACTATAACGATGTTTTGTGTACACCTACCTGGAAATGGACAGAAAGACTTGTTATAGGCAACATACAATTCGTACATGGTGAAGGTGGTACTGCACGTACTAAAGCAAAAAATGACCTAATGAGTACCGTACAAGGTCATATACATACGCAGTGCTATGTCGAGCACCTAT